CCAAAATCGGCGGAACTAGCATTACTGGGGCTGCATTGGCTATTGGTGGAGCAAGCAAGCACATTTTCAATGAGCCTGTAGCGGCCGCAGACGTTTATCCTTCCTTTAGTATTCGTGTAGGTCGTGAGGCTAAGGAACACACATTTACGGGTATGGTTAGCACAAGGCTTTCTCTTAGTGCAAATCTAAACGAGTATGTGATGGCTTCAGTTGATTGGGTGGGACAAGCAGAAGAAACCCCCGGTGATATTCAAGAAGGAGTGACTTTTTCCGGTAATGACGTTGACGCGCTTCACTTCTCCGGTGCTGAATTATATATTGATGGGTCACTTAATACTTCTACTAAGGTTCAATCTATTACTCTTGAGATAAATATTAATCGTGACATTGATTCAGCCTATGCGGTTGGTGCAAATACAATTCAGAGAATCCCACCTTCAAGAACAAGGGAAATTACCGGCTCGATGGAATTTAACGAGATTGTGTATTCCGATACAACCGGAATTAGGGGTGAGCCTACTTACGCTGACTTGGCTACTTCAACAACGGTTCACGCCCTACATGGCGGTCAAGGACGGCCCGCTCTTCTAATTAAATTCCAAGACCAAGATGACGCAGACCACATGGAAATACAACTATACAACGTGCGTTTTGAGGCTCCCGAAGCCTCAGTTAGCGGTCGTGACCCTGCTCGTATGTCTGTGAATTTTCAAGGCTTCTATGATTCAAAGGCTACAGGTGCGGCTAAGGCTATTCAAGTAAAACTGAAGGGAACGGGGCTTTCAACGGACGCATACGCTTAAGGGTATTATTATGGTATCATTAGAATGGGCCGCAGGTTTGGGCCGAGCAATTCCCGAGAGTTGGTTTCCCGAAGTCCTTAAAATGACTGAAGAAAAGTGTATTAACTTTTCTAAGCGGTTTCCTCATGGTGCTATGCTACCTGAAGAGCCCAAGCCAGCAAAAAAGGCTGCTCCGAAGAAAAAGGCTGTTCCGAAGAAAAAGGCTGCTAAGAAGGCCAAGAAGTAAGCAGGTTTACGTTATGGCAAGGGCCGGCGCAGCAAAAACCTTTATCAACAGTATTGGGACTTGGGAGTATCAGGAAGACGGTACAATACGTCTAATTAGTGAAGTGAAGCAACCCATTAGGGTGAAGAATAAGCGGAAGTGGAGAAAAAATGCCGGTAAAGAAGAAAGAGTTTGAGTTAGACGACGAAACGAAAATTTGGGTGCGGCAAGCATCCGGCTTAGAACGCTTGAAAATTAGTAATCTTCAAGCGAAGGTTTTTAGAGATTTTGAATCCTTTGGTGACCCTTTACAATGGACTCCTGAACAACAGATAACATTCGCAGAAGCACTCGATGAAAACGATTGTGGAGTAGAAGAACAACTCAATGATTGGTTACCGAAGTGCGTTATGAACCAAGACTTTGACCCGAATATATTTACCCTTGAAGAATTGATGCCTATTCTTGCTTTTATCAGAGGTGATGATGAGGAAGGTGCTGTTTCCTTTCTTGGACTTCATGAGGATAGCACCTAATCTATGTATGGCCTTCAAAGGCACACTTCCCTCTGAATTGTGGTTACATTATTCGGAGAAAGAAAATGGACGATATTTACTAGAGTTAGATTTAACAGTAGCAATGGATATTAATGACCAAATCAGAGAGGCTACTTCAAAAGCAGGCAAAGGGGGGCGTGGTGGTCTTGCCCCGCTAACAGGAAATGATGCTTCGGGTGTAATTGCTCGTAGAAATGCTCGCCGTGAAGAGCGAAAGAGGGCTCAATAAGGTTAAAACAACACTTAAACTAATTCCTTTGTATAGTGAGCCGTATGGCATTAGGTGGAGTGGATGATTAGTGTTAATTTTTGCTGATTTCGGGATATTAGCCCCATTAACAATTTGTTTAATGGGCGTCTTAATGGTCGTCCTTAGAGCGGGCGCATCAAGGGTTTACTTCGATGTGGTCGGAACTTTCCAAGCAGAGCGTATGCTAAAAGATGCAGAAGCCATGTCAACTACTATGAATGCTCTTATGCTTGACGCATTTAGCGGTCTTGAAGAAGCAGCACAAGTATTAGGTGAACCTCTTAATGCAATGATAGATTCTCTAATTCCTATAACTAGAGAAGTAGCCAACGCTACTATTGAATTTCAGAAGTTCGTTCAAGAAGGCGAAGATACAGATAGAGTTACCCAAGCAGTTCATGAGATAGGTCTTGCGTATGGTTTTGCTGCTGATGAAGCCCTACATGCAGCCGCAAGAATGGCACAGTTGGGTGGTATTCTTGGGCCGGGAATGGTGGGAGAAGGCACAGAAATGGGAATTAGATTTGGGTTAATTAGCGGTATGGAAACCGAAGCCGCAATGCAGCGTATGGTTAACCTACAACAACAAACCAAGTTTATGACTGATGGTTTAAGTGAAAATATGACCGAAGAAGAAAGAGCAATGAAAATCCGAGTCAATTCTATGCATGTTCTTGACCAACTTAACACCGTTGAGAACCGTTCTGCTGCTACAATGTCACAAGTAACCTATGTGATGAATCAGTTCGCTTCTCAAGCCCACTTGACAGGAGAAAGCATTGCGTATATGGCTGCTATGTCGGCTACTCTTATTGAAGCCGGTGAAGAGCAAGGTAAGGGTGGTCGTGCGCTGAGAATGATTTATGCTCGCTTGGGAGCAGATACAGGTGGGGCGGCTACTGCATTACATGAGTTAGGGATTGCTACTACGACTGTCGAAGGAAATTTGAGGCCACTTTCTGAGATTCTTAGAGACTTAAGCCGTGATATGGAAGGTAAGTCAGGAGCAGAAAAACAGGCTATTGCACAGGCAGTTGCAGGTAATCGACATTATGTGCGTCTTATCAAACTAATGGAGAATTTTGGAAGAGTAGAGCAGTTAGCCGCAGAAGCCACTCTTGCTATGAGCCCTGCTATGGAGGAAATAAACAGAAGATTAGAGGCAAATATTTTCGCTCTTGACCAAGCCGAAGCAAGACTGTATAATTATCAAGCAACTTTAGGTGATTTACTAATTCCCGGCTTAACAGCAGCAACCGAAAGACAAGCAGATTTTACTTTAGCAATGGGCGAATTGTCAAGTGGATGGGCCGGGAACACAATAAATACTCTATTAGAATACCTAAGAGTTATAAGTAATATTGCTGGCCCAATGATTCAGGCTACAATTAGTCTAAAACAATTTACTGTTGCTAATCAAACATATAGTGTTTTGCAGAGAGCAATTGCAGGACAAGACTTAGTTCGTGCCGATTTCGTAAAGAGGATGGGGGCCGAACAACAAAATTATACGCAAGCGATGCATGAAAATATTGCTGCGCAACAAGGCTACAAACAGGCAATGAAAGAACTTAACATGGAAGAAGCAAGGCATCTTAGACTGATACAACAAATAACACAGACAAAAGCAAATGCCGCAAGAGATTCATTATTAAGTAATGTTGAACAAATACAAGCGTCCAAAAAGGTGACAGAAGGTTTATTGAGGGAGAAAATAGCAATTCAGGAAAAAATAATGAGTTTAAAAGAACTAAGCGCAGAAGAAATAGAGGCATTAGCAAGAAAAGAAGCAGATTTGCATGTAACTTCACAGTCTATTCATGCTGCTTATAGGAAAGGAGAGCAAACTAAAATAATCAAAGGAGCAATGAAAGGGCAGATAGACTATTTAGGATATCTATTGTTAGCCAAAAAGAACGACCTTAAAATAACAAACGAAGAGATTGAAGCAATTCGTAACTTGAATTATACAAGAGAGCAACAAAATCAAATAATGCGGGACCAAATTGCTATGCATTTCGGTGCAAAGATGGCCGACCAAATTATGAAAATGAGACTAGAAGCAGAAGAAGAAGCAAAAGTCGCAAGAGAGAATATGGAGATGATGAAGGCAAGAACTGACCTTATTAGTCAATTTTCAGTAGCAACAATGGCTGCTTCTTCTGTTCTAACTCTCTTTGGTAAGGGTGAAAGAAGCGCAAGGGCTGCTATCGTTCTTACAACAATGAGCATGGTTCCATATATCCTTAGTATGATTGCAGCAGCCGGTGCATCAGAAAAAGATG